CTGTCCAAGAAATACATACAAAGCTCCGAGATGACCTAAGCTGGACATTCTTCACAACGAATTGTCCGGAATGGCTGGAAGACATTCTCATCATCCCGGACAATGCGAACCCTCCTTTGGCGGTGACGCCGGTCCACCCCGAGGCGGTCGGGACGTACGGGCCCGAGGCCTGCGAGTGGATCGAGCGGGAACTGAAGGGAGAGCTACCCAGAGGACTGCGCTGGTGGCAGCGGTACGCGATGTACCGGCAGCTCGAACACGACGCCGAAGGCCTGCTGCTGTGGAAGACGGTCCTGGAAACGACCCCGCGGCGCTCCGGGAAGAGTTCCCGGCTGCGGGCGATGGCATTGTGGCGGATCGCGCACCCGGAACTATTCAACGAGGCCCAGATCGTCCTGCACACCGGGCGTGATGTGGCCGTGGTCCGCGAGATCCACCGCAAGGCCTGGCGGTGGGCCGCCGAGCGGGCCACCGCCGGCTGGAAGGTCTCCAAGGGCGTCGGGCAGGAGGAAGTCATCAACGACGCCGTCCACCGCTGGCTGGTCCGCTCGACCGCCGCGGTGTACGGGTACGACGTCACACTCGGGTACGTCGACGAGGCCTGGGACGTCGATCCGGAGGTGTTCACCGACGGGCTGGAGCCCTCCACCCTGGAGCGGGTCTCACCGCAGTCCGTGCTCACCTCGACCGCTCACCGGCGCGCCACGTCGCTGATGCGCACGAAGATCTCGGCCGCCCTTGCGGGCGAGGACGGAAAGACCCTGCTCTTGCTCTGGGGTGCCCCGGCCGGCTCCGACGAGTCCGACCCGGAAGTCTGGCGCGGCGCCTCGCCGCACTGGACGCCGGACCGGGAGGAGATGCTGCGGGACAAGTACGCGGCTGCCCTGCGCGGCGAGGTGGACCTGGAGTTCGACGACCAGGACCCGATGGCGTCCTTCCGAAGCCAGTACCTGAACATGTGGCTGCTGCGGGACATCGAGCGCCCGCCACCGGGAACCCCGGTCGTCACCGTGGACGCCTGGGAGGCGATCGAGGTCGTCTCCGTCCCGCCCGGCCCGCCGGACACCGTGGCCGTGGAGGGATGGTTCTCGGACGGCGTCTCGGTGCTGGCCGCGTGGAACCGGGCCGGGCTGGTCACGGTCACCTCGACCAGCCACGCCACGGCGGCCCTCGCGGCGGCGATGGCCGCCTCGTACGGCACGACCGCCCCGGTGCAGGTCGGGAAGTCCCTGCTGGCCGTCGAGCCCGCGCTCGGCGCGCTGTGGCACGAGCCCGCCCAGGGCACCACCCAGGCCGCGGTGAAGGAACTCGGCCGGCTGGTGTCCGAGGGTGCCCTGCGGCACGCCGACGCGCAGGAGCTGACGACGCAGGTGATGGCCCTTCGCACCCAGCCGGCGCCGGACGGGCCGCGACTGGTCTCCAAGCGCCGCGCCGACGCGGTCAAGGCGCTCGTGTGGGCCGTCGCCCAGGCCAAGGCCGTCCCCGAGGTACCCGCGGTCTTCTGACCTCCGTACCTCCGTACCTCCGTACCTCCGTACCTCCGTACCTACTGACCTTTCATTACTAGCTCGCGACACCCCCAGCGGCGACGCTGCGTCACCTTGTCGGTGACGCGCGGTAGCGTGGCGGTTGGCCGAGTGTCCGGTCTCCCTTTGCCGTTCCACGGGAGGTCCCTGATGGCGCGCCGGTCCCTGCTCGAGCTTCTCTTCGGACGTTCCCGACAGCCTGAGCAGCCTGAGCAGCGCGGGATGTGGGACCGCTTCACCGGGGACATGAGCGTCGCCGGCGCCGAGGGCATCTACTACGTGGGCAGCGACCAGTGGCCGGCCGTGCTGCACACCGGGCCCGGTAGCAGCCCCGAGCAGCTCCCGGTCACCACGAGGGCGACGAACCTGATCGTTGGGCCCCTGACGTCGCAGCCGTACCGGCTCCAGGACGTCTCCACCGGGGAGTCGCTGCCGACGCCGCGGTGGCTGGCCGATCCGATGCTGCTGCGTCCGGACGCCCGCCTGGTCGACGGGCTGGCCGCGTTCCCGCACACGAGGCGGCTCACCCGCTCGGGGTTCTTCCGGGAGGTGCTGCGCTCCTGCATCTGGTACGGCATCGGGGCGTTCGTGTTCAACCCCTCGGCCACCGGGGAGCCGGTCGCCGGCACGATGCGCCAGGTCCACCCCGGCGCGCTGTCGATCAACTCCGACGGCAACTGGGTGCTCGGCGTCGGGAACGAGTCGATCGAGTTCAACCGCGAGGGCTCGGCGTTCATCGGCGACGCTGAGTACCGGATATGCGTTATGCGTAACCCGCTGTCACCGGTTCTGGAGGACGGGACCGTCCTGGGTGTGTTCGGGCTCTCCCCCTCGGCGTTCGAGCTGTCCTCCTCGATCGCCTCGTACACGGCGGGGACCTTCCGCTCAGGCGTGCCGTCCGGCTACCTCAGGACCATGACGCCGGGGCTCCAGCAGGCCCAGGCCGACGAGCTGAAGTCGAAGTGGCTGGCCGCGCACGGCGGGGACCGGCGCTCGATCGCCGTGCTGAACAGCACGACCGAGTTCCACCCGATCAGCTTCTCCCCGGTGGACGCCGAGGCGGTCGCGATCATGCGGATGTCGATCGGGGACGTGGCGATGGCGTTCGGCCTGCCACCGGAGGTCCTCGGCGTCAGCCTCTCGAACTCCTCGACCTACGTGAACGTCTCGGACACCTGGGACCGGCTGCGGGCGTTCGGGCTGGCCGCGTGGATCTCCGAGGTCGAGGACGCGCTGTCGGCCCTGGCGCCGCTGTCGCAGGTCGTCCAGGTCGACATCTCCGCGTTCCAGAAGGACCCGATCGCGCCCGTCGTCCAGCCAATCCCCCAGCCCTCCCTTCAGGCAGTACCCGACCAGACAGGAGCAGCGTGATGCCCAAAGTCCGGCGCCGTCCTACGGCAGTGCCGCCCCCGGCGGTCTCGAAGAAGCGGTACGACTACGACGACGGCGCCACCGACCCCGCGGCCGCCGCGGAAGCCCGCAAGGCCAAGACGCCCGCGCGGAAGGCGGCGACGAAGAAGTGAGCACCCAGACGATCGAGCTGCCGAAGCGGTTCCTCGTTCCGCAGTGGCGCTCCGCCGAGGTGGTCGACGTGGCCGACGACTCCGGCGAGGTTCGGATGCGCATGGTCCCGTACGACCGGGAAGCCCGCCTGGGAGTCGACCTGTGGGAGCAGTTCGAGCGCGGGGCGTTCGCGGCCGCGGTCAAGGCTCCCACCCGGATCGTGCTCTGGAACGAGCACAACGGGCCGGTGGTCGGATGCGCCCGTCAGGTGGAGGACCTCAACGACGGCAGCTACGCCACGATGCGCTTCGCCTCCACCGGCAACGCCCAGGAGGCACGAACGCTGGTGATCGAGAAGATCATCCAGGAGTGCTCGATCGAGTTCCGCACGCTGCGGGAGCACGTGAAGGTCCGCCGGGCACCGGACGGCCTGCACGTGAGCCACGCTCGCGGGCACCTGCTGGGCACGGCCCTGGTCTCCCACGGCGTCTACGGCGAGGTGGGCAGCCTGGTGCTGTCGGCCCGAGACGAGAAGGCGGACCAGAGCCACGACACGAGGATCGCCACGCTCCGCGCCCTCACGCACTGAGAGCGCTACATTCGTCACACGCGGTTACTGGTCTGCCCCCCGTCGCGAGAACCCCGGTTAGCCACCACGGTCCCCCGGTACCTCGCAAGGACGGCTATTCGGACTCCTTTCCGCTCGGTGCAACAACCCCACCGAGCGCCCCAGGAGGACGCCATGAGCAAGCTCAAGAACCCGATCCTCGACCAGCTCGACCAGCTCCGCTCGGCCCGCGACACCGCCCGCGACGCCGCGATCGCGATGGCCGCCGACGAGAACTTCGACGCCGAGGACCAGTCCTTCAAGGACCTGGAGGCCCGCGCCACCGGCCTGGACACCCAGATCGCCCGCCTGGCCGGCCTCCTCGACGCGCAGAAGAGCGCCGACGCCCTCGACGGGCGCCTCTCCCGTGCCCCGCAGGTCCCCGAGCAGCGCGGCGAGGCCCCGCTCTCGTGGGGCGAGCAGTTCGTCGCCTCGGACGCCTTCGCGGAGTACCAGAACCGCAGCCTGCGCGGCACGTCCAGCAAGTTCGAGATCGAGGTCCGTGCCCTGCCGCACAGCCTGGTCACCATGGACGCCGCGCTGCCGGCGGCCCCGATCTACAACCTCACCCCGACGCCGCTGCCGCCCCTGCTGATCCCGCTCACCTCGGTGGTCCCGGTCAGCACGAACTCCATCGACTACATCACCTGGGCCAAGAAGGCCGGCGGCGCCGCGGTCGTCGGCGAAGGTCTCGGCAAGCCGACCGTCGAGTGGGAGCCCACCGTGGTCCCCGCCTCGCTGGAGAACATCGCCGGTCGCACGAGCTTCACGCGGCAGCTCGCCGAGGACGGCCCCGCCGTCGTGTCGTACATCAACGGCGAACTCCAGCGCGACGTGACGGTCAAGTCCGAGGCCAACGCCAAGGCCGTGCTCGCCGCCGCCACGCTGCCCACCAAGACCGGCCCGGCGGGCAAGGGCATCGCCGGCGCGATCCGCGCCGGCAAGGCCGTGGTCGAGGCCGCGGGATTCGCGCCCAACGCCTTCCTGATCCACTCGGACGACCTGGTCGACCTGGACCTCGCGTCCTTCAACCAGTTCCGGGGTGACCCGTACTTCGGCATGACCCCGGTCGTGGACCCCGGGGCCGTCAAGGGCACCGTGATCGTCGGCGACTTCAAGGCAGGTGTCCAGCACTACCGGCGCACGAACGTGCAGCTCTACATGACCGACAGCCACGACGGAAACTTCGCCCTGAACATCCTCGACGCCCTCGCCGAGCAGCGGAGCAAGACCGTCGTCACCCGGCCCGCCGCCCTCTGCAAGGCCACCGCGGGCGCGTGACGTGGCCTCCGCTCCCGACCTCGCGGCGCTCAAGGCGTGGCTCGGCCTGGCCGCTGGCGATACGGCTGACGACGTGGTCCTCCAGGAGTCGCTGGACTCGGCGCTGGCGGCCCAGGCCAAGGTCGTGACGTACCCGCTGGACGGGGCGGACCAGCCGGACTACGTGCCGGACCTGCGCGAGGCGCTGTTCCTTCGGGCGCAGCGCCTCGCGGCCCGGCGCAACTCCCCCGAGGGCGTCGTGGGCCTGGCCGGCACCGGCGGGGACTTCGTCTCCGCCCGCCTGCCGTCCTACGACGGCGACGTGGAGCACCTCGAAGGCCCGCACCTGACGCAGGTCGTGGCCTGATGTCGGCCACCACGGCACAGACCACGGACGTCGCGACGGTCCTGCACGACCTGATCAAGACCGTCCCCGGGATCCGCGCGTACGCCTACGTCGCCGACACCGTGCGGCCGCCGGCGGTGGTGATCGGGCAGCCGAGCATCGACTTCACCGACGAGTCGGCCGGGTTCTGCCGGGCCACCTGGACCTTCCCGCTCACCCTCATCACGACCCGCTCCAACGAGCGCGCCGCCCAGGCCGAGATGTCCACGCTGCTGCTGGACGTCGTCACCGCTCTGGGAGGGGACGTGCCCGACTTCGTCCTCTCGGTGGAGCCTCTCGCCGCCCGACCCCTGCCTGGGGTCGCGGTCAACGGGCAGGAGCTGCCCGCCTACGAACTCAGCGTCCGGATCCGGGCCTAGAAGGAGACCTGACATGGCCATCAACACCATCAAGACCCTGAACCTGACCCTCGGCGCGCAGAGCGTCGAGTGCCAGCTCACCCGGGCCGCGCTCATCGACAGCCCCGACTCCGAGGAACTGACCACGTTCTGCGGGACGGAGACCTCGGCGATCCCGAACTACGGCCTCGAGCTCGCCGGCTTCCAGGACTACGGCGTGGCGCAGTCGGTGTTCGACATGATCCACACCGCCTACGTCACGAACCCGGTCGCCTCCCTCGCCTTCAAGATCTCGGTCGGCGGCAAGAGCCGCTCCGGCAACGCCAAGCCCATCAACGACGTCCCCTTCGGCGGCGACGCGGGCGCGGCGCTGACCGGCGAGATCACCCTCGACGTGATCGGCGCCGTGGTCGACGGTGTCGCCACCGTCACCGGCACCGCAGGCACGCCGGGCTCGTGGACCGGCACCCCGATCCCCGCCACCTCCGCCGCGGCCACCTCCGCCGGCGTGACCGCCAGCCCGGCGACGGCATGGACCACCGGGCAGTACATCCAGGGCTCCACCGCCGGATCGACCGGCGAGATGTACTGGTCCGGCAGCGCGTGGACCGCAGGTCGCAAGCCGTGAGCCTGCGCCAGAAGCTCAGCATCGAGCTGGAGGACGGCACGGAGGTCGTGGCCGAGTACAGCGCGATCGATCTGCGTGCCTGGGAGAGGCAGAACAAGCGCTCCTCTCTGAACGAGCCGATGTCCGTGACCATGCTGACGTGGCTCGGCTGGAGCGCGGCGAAGCGTGCCGGTTCGATCAACGGCGCGTACGACACGTACGAGAAGTTCGACGCGGCCTGCGTTTCGGTGCAGGGGGTCCGCGACGAGGTGGTCCCTACCAAGGCCGTCAAGAAGACGGCTACCCGGAAGGAAGCTGGACCCGCCTCCTCTGCGCCCTAGCCATCCGAACCGGCATCCCGGTGTCGGTGCTGGAGAACGAGGACGACGACGTCGTCCTGACGATGCTGGACCTGCTCACGCCGGACAGGAAGGTCGAGGAGCTGTGACCGCGAAGATCGACTACAGCAGCTTCACCGTGGCGATCCGGCGTCTCGACCAGGCCCCCACCGAGCTTCAGAAGGAGCTGGTGGACAACCTGCACAAGGCCGGTCCGATGATCGAGGCGGAGATGAAGGGCGCGGCGTTCACGAAGATCCAGCGCCGGGCGGCCTCCACCATCACCGTGACGCCGGACGCCGAAGGAATCTCCATCGTCGGCGGCGGCAGTGGAGGTCTCGGCGGGCAGCTCTTCGCCGGCGGGGAGTTCGGCGGCCGCAAGAGCAAGAAGAAGGCCTACGCCACCCGCTCCCCCAACGGCAGGGCGTACGTCATCAGCCGCCGGGTCACGATGCAGTTCCTGCCGCACCTGGGCACCGAGGGCTACTTCTATTGGCCCACGATGCGCGAGTGGCTCCCGAAGCTGTTCAAGCAGCAGCAGCAGACGCTGGAGAAGGTCGTGGGTGGCCGATGACCGTCACCAAGCTGGACCTGAAGGTCACTGCTGACGCGAAGGCCGCCGTCGCCGGGCTGAAGCCGCTGACCACCTCGCTCGAAGGCGTGGCCAAGACGGCGGACAAGACCGAGTCGGCGCTGAACGACCTCGACAAGCAGCACACGCTGAAGGTCAACGACCAGGCGGTCGAGAACGCCCGCAAGGAGATCGCCCGCCTGCGCAACGAGATCCGCAGGAAGCTCTCTGTGGACGCCACCGCCGACACCCGGGTGGCCGAACGCCGGATCCGGCAGCTCCAGTCCAGCATCCGCACCCTGGACCGGCAGGACCCCACGATCACGGTCAAGGCCGACACCAAGCAGGCGGAGGGAAGTCTCAGCTCTCTCAAGGACTCGGTGAAGACTCTGCTCGGGGCCACCGCAGCCATCGCCGGCGGCAAGAAGCTCTTCGAGGCGGCCAAGGCCGCCGACCAGTACGCGAACAACCTGAAGGGGTTGTCCGTCGTCGTAGGCGACGTGGTCGCTCAGGATCTGTCCGCGTGGGCGGAGGAGAACGGCGATGCGCTGAACATCTCGCAGGAAGCAGCCGTCGAGGCCGGGAAGGGCTTCTCGGTCTACGCCAAGTCGGTGCAGGACGCCGGAGGTGACGCCACCAAGTTCACGACCGATCTGATCCGGCTGTCCACCGAGCTGGCGGCCTTCTCCGGCGCGAGTCCGGACGAGGTGATCACCTCACTGGCCGCAGCCCTGCGTGGTGAGTTCGACCCGCTCGAGCGGTTCAACATCGCACTGACCGCGGCGCAGGTCGAGGCCAGGGCGCTGGAGCTGGGCCTGATCGACGTCGGCGACGAGATGACCCAGCAGGCGAAGACCCAGGCGACGTACTCCCTGCTGATGGAGCGCGGTGCGTTCGCGATGGGCTCGGTGGAGCGCAACGCCGGTTCCCTGACCGGCGCACTGGCCGACCTGAACCAGAAGACCTCCGATGTGGGCAAGACAGTCGGCAAGAGTCTCGTTCCGGCCCTCGTTGAAGTGGTGCATGTAGGCGTCGACGCCATCGAGGTGCTCAACAAGCTGGTGGAGGTCCAGGACAAGCTGTCGGGTGGAACAGAGGAACTCAGTGACGGGTTCTCTGGATTCATCCAGGCCATGCGCAGAATGTTCACCGGTGGCATGGACGACGTCATCGGCGTCGGTGGAGACATCGTCCAGAAGTGGAAGGATGTCTGGGAGTTCGGCCCGGTAGCCTCAGAAGAAGAAAAGGCCATCAAGAGGGCCAGGGAACTGGCGAAGGAGCAGGCGGAGGGTTCCGGTAAGGCCACCTTCGCCGCGCACACCCTGGCCGACGCGCACGAGGGCGTAGGCCGTGCCGCGCAGGACGCGCACAAGCAGGTGATGAACTCGGTCGAGGGTCAGGCCGCCGAACTGGAGCGGCTGAAGGGCCTGGTGTCCACCACTGCTGACGCCTTCGGCGACATCGGCAAGAACCAGCGCACCGAGCTTCAGATCGCGATCGACCAGGACGACCTGCGCGAGGACATCTCCGAGGCGGTGAAGAAGGGCGTCACGCTGCCCAAGGGCGGCGTGAAGATCGCAGAGGTGCAGTTCCTCTCGGACGCCCAGCAGGACGCGCTCCGGACCCTGTCCGACATCGCCGAGAAGGGTCTGGAGAAGGGCGCTCTCCTGGCCGAGATCGACCCCAAGTTCGACCCGCAGAAGTTCGACAAGGGTCTCCGTGCCTCCCTCAAGAAGCAGATCCTGAAGCTCCAGCCGGAGATGTCCACGGCTGACGTGAACGCGATGATCGACGATCTGCTTCTGGGGTCCAAGGACGCTTCGATTCCGATCCTGGCGGACCTGACGGCAGCGATCAAAGCGCTCAACAACTTCTTGATCCCACCTGCCCCGCTGGTCGTGCCGGTCAACGCGAACACGGGGCCAGCGATCTTGGATCTGAACAGCATCCCTGTGCCTTCCATCAACATCCCGGTCAACGCGGACACGGGAGAGACGGAGCGAGAGCTGAACAACCTCGCCAGGGACCGGTACGCCACTGTCCACGTGACGTACGACAGCAGCAACGACGCGCCGGGCGAGAACTCCGGCGGGCGTCGCGCAACCCTGGGCAGCATCATCCCGCAGCTCCTCGGCAGTGCCGAGACCGTGGCGGGCCTGCGCGGGGTGTCCAGTCAGGCGATGGTGGCGACCACCGCCCCGGCGCCGAACACCAAGACCAGCACCCGCACAGGGACCGTCACGCAGATCGCGCCGCGGCAGGTGCCGATCAAGATCTACCTGGACGGCGCGGAGATCGCCGACCACCTCACGCTCAAGGCGGGACGGCTGGCGGCGGCCTCCAGCGTCCGGAGGAGGGCCTGATGGCGCTGGGGATGACCGTCACGGCCGAGGACTGGCAGTCGATGCACGTCCAGGTGAACCTGACCGGTCTGACGGTCGGCACCAAGTACGACCTGATGCGGCTGCACCTGCACCACACCGGCTACAACTCTGTCGGCACCCCGCTGTACGAGCGGTGGATGCCGGACCGCAAGACGCTCTGGTCCGCCGTGGCTCACCGGGTCGGCTGGACGGCGACGAAGACCAGCCACAGCGTCATCGACTACGACGTGAACCTCACCCCGCACCAGTACTTCATCGTCGCCACGTCCGCCGAGGGGCCCTTCGAGTACACCAACTGGGCTGTGCCGTACCCGACCTCGCGCGGCTACCTGCACCCGGTGGTCACCCACCTCGGAGAACTCCTGCGGGACGAACCGCCGGGCTTCATCCTGCTGCGCTCGACCAACGAGCCGCTGAAGTTCGTCAAGGTCTGCGTCGTCGAGGTCGACGAGATGAAGTACACCGCCAGGGGGACGGAGCTGGCGGTGATGGGCAACCAGTACCCGGTCTACATCGCCGACACCCGCCAGGCGCGCCGCGGCTCCATCGTCGTCAAGATCACCGGCGACGGCGCCTACAACACCCTGCGGGACGTCGTCTTCCCCAACACCGGCGCCATCTGGCCAGTCATCCTCCAGCGGGCCTCGTGGCCCAACCCCCTGTTCGAGGACATGAAGGTCATCCCGCTGGACGTGACGGTCGAGCAGCCGACCAAGGCCAACCCCTTCGTCAGGTTCGCGCGGATCGACTTCGTGGAGGTCGACCCGACGAGCCCTCTGCTGCGGCGCACCGGCGACAACGACGACGCCATCGCCGTCCCGAAGGCGAACTTCACCCTCTCGGACACCACGCCCGCCAGGAACCAGTGGATCACGCTCACCGACACCTCCACGGGCCAGTACGACCAGTGGGACTGGAACGTCCCGGGGAACACCGCGATCTACGCGACCGGCTACGCCTTCCCGATCATCGGCGGCACAGGACCCGGCGCCAGGTTTCAGACGAAGGGTCCGCACCAGGTCATCTGGGCCCAGGCGGGGACCTACGAGGTGTCGCTGCGGGTGTACGGGACCGAGATCGACGCGCAAGGGCACACGGCGGGATCCTCCCTGCTCACCAAGAAGGTCGTGGTCACCTGATGAGCCGGCTGACGACCCGGGGGACCAACAAGAGCACCCTGTACTCCCAGGCCGACGCCGACGACTTCACGGCCCGCTCGGTGAAGCCGCACACGCTGCGCTGGAAGGCACACGCCTACCGCTGGATCAACTCCGGCGGGGCCGTGGAGGTCCTGATGGAGGACATCCCGATCGTCGGCGGCAAGCTGGTGATGGACTCCTCCGACCAGGTCCGGCGCCGGCTCACCCTGGACATCGGAGCCGGCGCGGAGCTGGAGCCCCGCACGTGGCGGGATCCGCTGGTGCCCTTCGGCCAGTTCATCATCCTGTGGTGCAGCATCGACCGTGAGGACGGCACGTTCTTCCCCTGGCTGAAGATGGGCGAGTTCCACATCCAGTCGTACGTGTACGAACGGCCCAGCCAGATCGCCACCGTGGAGGCGCTGGACTACTCCGCCATCGTGAACGAGTACCTGCACACCAAGAAGAAGTCGTACGGGAAGCTGACGGTCGCGGCGGCCATCGACGCGATGGTGAATCCCGCGCTGCCGAACAAGTCGTACCTGATCGTGGCGCACCCGGAGGCCAAGACCAACAAGGTGCGGGAATCGTTCGTCTCGGACGCGGCGTCGCCTCGCTGGGAGCAGGCCGTGAAGGTCGCGGAGGAGAACGCCTGCGACACGTTCTGGGACTGGAACGGGGACCTGGTCATCCGCCCCAACCTCGGCGACGGGAACGACGACATCATCCCCGAGTCCGGCCCGGACGTCGGCACCAAGGACGGCCCGATCGCGACCATCCGGGACGAGGAGGGCGGCGCCCTGATCGGCATGACCGCCACCGTCACCCGCGACGGGGCGTGCAACGGGGTGTTCGTGAACATCCACGAGACGGCCGACCAGAAGGCCAAGGACGCCAAGGCCCGCGCCGCTCGAGGCGACTCACGGGTGGACGTCCAGGTCAGCGCACTGGCCGGCACCGGCTCCCCGGTGATGTACGGGGACACCTTCGGGCGCATCCCGGTCGTGTTCGAGAAGAGCGTGTCGAAGATCACCGATGCCGTCGAGACCCACTACCGCGACCTCGCCAGCACGATCCTGGCCAGGCGCCGCGGCGTGGTGCGGTACATCGACCTGGCGATGGTGGGCGGCTACCACCTGGAGCCGGACGACAAGGTGCGGATCCAGTTCGACGGCCGCACCGAGGACCACTACGTCCAGGCGATCACGTTCGAGCTGGCCGGCGGCGCGACCATCGTGCGGACCCGTGAGCTGCACGTCGAAGACCCGGGCGCATGAGCATCGACCCGGCGGCCGCGGCCGCCTTCCGCGTCCCCCGCTCGACGGTGGACGGCTTCTACATCCCCGGCGAGCAGCTCGCCGAGTCCCGGGTCGGCTCCGGCGTCATCATCTCCGTGGACAGCTCCAACACCTGCACGGTCCTGATCAACGACGAGATCATCACCGGCGTCCTGTGGCTCGGGAAGATCCCGCCGCGGGTCGGTGACGTGGTCGAGGTCGAGATGCGCGGGGAGCTGCTGGTCATCCCGGGATCCAACGACCTGGACTACTTCATGGAGGGTGCCGAGGACGACGCGGTCAGCATCGTCTCGGACACCGACCCCGGCCGGCCACCGGCCCGTGACGTCCAGCTCGGCGGCTCCATGCGCAGCATCGACGCCTGGGCGTTCTGGGGCGCGGACACGGCCAACTGGACCCGGGAGCTGTCCGCGTCCGGGCAGGGGATGCGGTGCTTCCAGCCGGCCCTGCCGGTGTTCAAGGCCCGCAACCTCGCGACGATCCCCAGCGCCAAGGGTGGCCTCGGCCCGAACGACGCCGGCCGGAGCTGGAACGGCGCCGACTGGGGGGCCTCCTACAACAACCTCACCCTGGTCACCACCACAGCCGCCCCGGACGGCGCGCTGGCGTTCAAGGCCGACTGGGGCGGGGTGTACCCGAACCCCGGCCTGGCCGGCCTGAAGGTGGGCGGGCACACCATCGGCCAGCAGTACACCGCCCGGCTCCTGGTCTACGTGCCCACCGGCAGCCCAGACGTCCGGTTCCTCGCCGGTCCCGGCGCGCAGAGCACGACCGCGAAGAACGCCTGGACCAAGCTGGAGGTCACCTACATCGCGACGGCGCTCGAGCACGTCCTGGGCGTCGCCACCGGTCCCGGCCCGACCTCCGCCGGCGTGGCGTACTTCGACCAGCTCGAGATCGTGGCGACCGTGACGCCCACGACGACGTACTTCGACGGCGCGACCGTGGACACCACCACCGACCAGTACCTCTGGCGCGGCACACCGTTCCTGTCGTCCTCGGAGCACTACGCGGGGCCGACGACACCGGCGGTCAAGATCGCCACGAACCTCCTCACCCAGCCGTCGTTCGAGATCCCCAGGACGGACCCGCCCTGGGGGGCGGACAACGCCACACTCACCATGTCGACCACGGAGAAGTACGCCGGCGCGCAGTCGCTGCACCTCGTGAACTACCTCACGATTCCGTACGCCGGGATCATTCTGCGGGACACCGCCACCATCAAGATCGGCGTCGACTACTGGATCAGCGCGTGGGTGAAGTGCGCCAACACCTCGCTGACGGTCGGGTTCGTCCCCTACGGGGATCTCGCGCGGCAGTCGCCCTTCGTCCCGGTCACCGGTTCGTGGCAGCGGATCCTGTACGGCTTCCGGGCGGGGTCTGAAGGGGAGCAGATCGCCATCCGGTTCCGGTCGCCGGCAACGACCGTCGCCGTGGGAGCGATCGACGCCTACATCGATGCCGTGATGCTCACCGCGGACGGCGCGCTCGCCTACCTCGACGGCAGCCTCGCCGCAGGGCAGGAGAGCTACTACAGGTGGGAAGGCACACCGAACGACAGCACCAGCACGTGGTGGACGGCGTCCCCGACAGCTCTGCCTGCGCCCACCGGGACGCTGTGGTCCGAGGAGTCCTTCGAGGTGGCCCCGGGTGACCTGGTCGCCGTCGAGGGCCACATGGTCGAGCTGCCTGCCGTGGCGACCGTGTCCACGGTGCTGAACACGAACCTGATCACGAACCCGTCGATGGAGTCCGGGACCACCGTCCCCACCGGGATCGCCTTCACCGGCAACGGCGACGGCGTCCGCTCGACCGCCTGGAAGGAGAACGGCGCGGCCAGCCTGGAGCTGTACGGCAAGGCCGGCGGCACCACCGACTCATGGGCGTACGTGCAGGGCAACAACTTCACCGCCGGCGGCGCGGGCAACGTCCTGCGGCCCGGGAAGTCCTACTACCTGGCCGCCACCCTCCGGCTCGCCGCACCCCTGACCGGGACTCTCGGCGGCCTGGCGCTGCGGCTGCACGTCTGGCACAACAACGGCGTCACGGCCACCAACGTCTACTCGACCCCGGCCCCGAACGTGGCAGGGTTGTACCGGCTGGAGATGTGGGCCACGATCCCCGCCGACGCCGTGTGGGCGGTGTTCCGGCTGGGCCACGGCGCCTCCGCCGGCAACGGCTCCTCCTTCTGGGACTCGGTCCTGGTGATGGAGGCCCCGGCCGGGACGCAGTGCCCCTACTTCGACGGCTCCACCCCGTCCTCCCCTGAGACCGGGTTCTACGAGTGGAGCGGAACAGCCCACGCCAGTCAGAGCACCCGCAGGACGGCGCCCTCGTCCTCGGTCAGCACGCCGCCCACCGGGCAGGTCGTGGTCCTGTACGGGCCGAGCGAGGGCATCAACTGGCTGCCCACCGACCTCGACACGGTGGTGGCCGCGTACGGCTCACCGGTGACGATCGGGACCACCGACACCACCGTGGCGACCACGGTCACCGTGCCGGACACCGTGGCCTTCCCGAGCACCGGCACGGCCAAGCCCCAGATGGCCAAGCTCGGCTTCAGGCTGATCGGCGACGGTGACTCGCAGGTCCTGGTGACCTCCGCGGCCGCCAAGCACACGCCGAAGGCCTGGCCGCTGGGTTCGACGTGGAGGAACCCCGACGCGCAGGAGGGCGGCCTGCCGACGTGGGGCGTGGCTCCGGCCCCGCCATCTGTTCCCAGCGGGTCGTACGTGTCGATGCCGGTCGGCACCGTCAACCAGGCGTATCCGCTGCCGTCCGTGAAGAAGGTCGTGTTCACGGCCCCGCCGGGGACCGGTGGCGTGCTGGAGGTGGTCCTGACCCTGTCGGTGAACATCCCGGTCGGTGCCGGGACGACGGCGCACTTCGAGGCGGCCTGGGGGACCGCCCCGAACGCCGGCTTCTTCGGCACCGTCCCGCGGGTCCTGTCCGCGACCGAGAACATGCTCTTCCCGGTGATGTCGCGCGGCCTGATCCAGGTGGCCGCGGGTGAGACCGTCGAGGTGATCCCGCAGTACCGGTACGCCTCCGCCAACCCGGCAACGGCGTGGTTCCACATCCGCCCGATGGTGCAGGCGGTGTTCACCCCCGGCGCCGTGCTCCTCGGATCGGCCGCCCTGCCGGCCGCGGACAGCTACTGGGACGGCGACTCGTGGCGGCCGCCACGGATGGAGCCCGCCGTCATCGACCTGACCAAGGACGCCGCCGTCGCGCCCCCGTCGAAGACCACCACCACCACGACCCTCGCGCGCTCGGCCTCCACGCTGCACGCCGGCGCGAACCTGACCCTGACGGCCACCGTGACGGCCGGCGCGGCGGGGTCGGTGACCTTCTTCCGCAGCGCGTCGGCCAGCGGCCCGTGGACGTCTCTGGGCACCGGCGTCCTCTCGGCCACCAAGGCCGTCAAGGTCTGGACGGCGACGGCGGGCACGCACTACTTCAAGGCCACCTACACCGGGTCACCCACGTACGCCTCCTCCTCCTCGGCCGCCACCACCGCCACCACCGTCCAGCAGCTCGTGGCCAAGACCGTCAACCTGGCCTGCTCGTGGGTGCAGCCCTACCGGGAGAGCGGCGCGAAGCTCACCGGCTCCGGGTACGACGCGGCCGCACACCAGGGCTACGACCCGGCCTACGGGAACCGGAAGTCCCTGCTGCGGTTCGACCACAGCGCGATCCCGGCCGCGGCCGCCATCACCGACGCGGTCCTGGTGTGCAGAACCGGCGGCTGGGTCCAGTGGTACTCCGGCACGACCGGCACCCTCGTGGTCGGGTCCTTCACCAACAACGCCACCGCGCCCACCACCTGGCCCGCAGCCGACGTCGTCGACGACCAGTCCCGCCACGCCGTGCCCCAAGGCGGCTTCTCGGTCAACATCTCCGCCTGGGCGAAGGGACCGCTGGAGGCCGCGGCCTTCTCCGGCCTCGTGCTCGGCCCCGGACCGTCCAACGCCACCTCGTACTTCGGCTACTCGGCGGCCGCCGGCAAGGACCAATTCACGCTCAAGGTCACCTACCAGAACTGGGAGTAGAACATGACCGAGAACACCGAGACAGAGATCCAGGAGACCCAGACCCAGGCCCAGGAGACCGAGGTCGAGCAGCCCAAGTTCGCCGAACCCGCTCCGGGCGGGATCAGGGTGAACAAGTCCTGCACCTGCTGCTGACGGCGCGCCCTGATGGCCACCTACCCGCTGACCTGGCTCGCGGACGTCCTGCGCGCCGCCGGCTGCACCGTCGTGGAGGAAGGCGACTGGAAACACCGCGGCCGCGACGGGTCCTTCGACCCGAAGGCGATCATGATGCACCACGACGCCTCCCCCGCCGGGGAGACCTCCAACGGGGTCGACGTCATCATCAACGGCCGCCCCGGCCTCGAAGGCCCCCTGTCGCAGTTGTGGCTGGACTTCGACGGCCGCTGGCACGTCGTGGCAGCCGGCCGCGCCAACCATGCCGGCGAGGGCGGCCCCTGGGGCGTCATCGCGCACGACCAGGGCAACCGCGACTCCATCGGCATCGAGACCGACCACACCACCGACGAGAAGTGGTCCGACCCGCAGCGCTCCGAAGGCCTGCGCGGCGTCCACGCCCTGTGCGAGCACATGGGCATCGACACCGCCGCCGAGATCGACCGCGCCGTCACCGCGCACAAGGAGTACGCCGCCGGCCGCAAGATCGACCCCGACCCGATGGACATGGACAACGCCCGCCACCAGCTCGCCACCTACACAGGAGGACTGTTCGGCATGAGCACCCTGAGCGTCTTCAGCGCCACCCACGACCAGACCTTCACCGGCGACGGCACCTGGCAGACGATCGAGGTCGACGCCGAGGGCGGCCTGTCCCTGGTCATCGGCCCCAAGGACCCCTACGTCGTCACCGCGGGCATGACGATCGACCCGTCCGGGAAGTCGAACAGCATCGTGCCCGGCGACGTCGTCCAGGCCCGCCTCCAGGCCGTCATCGACTACCCCGGCAGCAAGGCCACCGTCGTGGACGCCTCCTACCCCGTCGAGGAGATCACCACCACCGGAGGCAGCAGCTTCATCAGCCTGGCCTGGACCAACAAGATCGGCGGCGAGACCAGCGACGGCGGAACCAAGAAGCTGCGCCTGTTCATCCTCCCGCCCGAAGGCAAGAGCCTGACCGTGTCCAAGGTCGCCGCCCGGGTGCTGACCTGACCATGAGCGCCGAACAGCTCTACGCCGCCGCCGCGATGGCGCTGGTGCTCGGGCTGACCATGACCATCGGGGTACTCATCGGCGTGTTCGGAGTCCTGTTCGGGTACATGTTCGGACGCCGCCGCCACGAGGCGCCGTAGGTCCGTAGGTCCGTACCTCAGTAAGTACTGACCTCAGTAGGTACGGAGCGGGATGTCCTGACGGCTCGTGGAGCGTGAAGCGTCTGG